GCGGGGAGCAGGGCACCGGTGAGTGGGTGCGAGCCCGGCCCGACGGCTCATCCCCGCTGTGCGGGGAGCACGGTCGCAGAGGGTGGCCGCAAGCCGGTCGGCGCGGCTCATCCCCGCTGTGCGGGGAGCACGCAGGGCTACGTGACCAGGCGGGAGTGGTCAGCCGGCTCATCCCCGCTGTGCGGGGAGCACCCGCCCGCCGAACTGCGCGCCGACCGCGTGTACGGCTCATCCCCGCTGTGCGGGGAGCACTCGGGGCGCCACTGGAGGGTCAGCGGGCCCCACGGCTCATCCCCGCTGTGCGGGGAGCACAGCGAAGCCGCGCTCTCCCTCTCGGTCGATGGCGGCTCATCCCCGCTGTGCGGGGAGCACCGGTGTTCTCCATGCCCGGAGCCGTCCTGGACTGGCTCATCCCCGCTGTGCGGGGAGCACCTCGACTGTCATCCGAGGCAGACCCCTCGGGGCGGCTCATCCCCGCTGTGCGGGGAGCACTTGAAGGCGTAGGCCCACGGGGCGCGGCACGACGGCTCATCCCCGCTGTGCGGGGAGCACTGTCAAGCGGCAGGCTCACTCGCAGGGTACGTCGGCTCATCCCCGCTGTGCGGGGACTAAATGTGATCGCTTTCATTAAGCGGCTCACCCCCGCGGCTGCGGGGAGAACACGGGAGTGGCGCGCTCGGAGGGANTCGAACCCCCAACCTTCTGGTTAGTAGTCACCGATGACCCCGAGCTGACCGACGCTGACGGCGAGCATAGCGCCGAGGTCTACGACCTCGCCACCGGGAAGCGGGTCGCGTGATGATCACTCTGACGGCCCAGCTCACGAAGCAGCAGCTCGACCTGCTGGACGGCGTCCTGGACGCGAAGCTGCACCGCCTCGCTGCCGAGGTGGGCGACGCGAGGATGGCCCTGGACGCCGCCCGGGCCGGAGGCCTCACGGGTGAGAACCTGGACTCATACGCGACCGCTCTAGCGGACGCGGAAGACGAGTACGATGAGTGGGGGCGTGTCGTCCTGGCGGTGCTGCAATGAGTGCCAGGTGGCGAATCGTGGCCGTCCTGGTCGGCGTCATCGCCTTTCACGTCGGCCTGGTGCTGTCGTGAGCGTCAAGCGCCGGTTGACGGCGAAACGGGTGCGGGAGACTCCGGAGTATGGCGCGTTCGCCAGGCGTGCGATCAGGGCGTATGGCCGGCGGGTGGCGGATGCCGATCCCGAGGACTTGGCCGAGCTGGTGGCGATGCATGAGGTGCTGAATCAGGCGATCGATGATGCCGTGGTCGGGATGCGCGCCGCCCATCAGGTGTCCTGGGGGCAGATCGGACGGGCGCTGGGGATCACTCGCCAGGCCGCGCAGCAGCGGTACAGCCACCGGTCGCCACGATCCGGCACGCGACCCGTGCCCGGTCAGCTAGACCTGTGGTCATGACTGATCCGCGTGAGAAACCAGTGCCCGCAGCGTGGCGGGCTGAGATCGACCAGTGGACCGCCCGCCTGCGCGCGGCCGGTCGGAGTGAGGAGACGATCCGGACGCGGACGGATCACCTCAGGCGGGCAGCCAGGGCGCTGGAGGGGTCGCCCTGGCTGCTCACCGAGGACGCGCTCCTGACGTGGGTGGGCGGGCAGGACTGGAAGCGGGAGACGCGGCGGAGCGTCTATGCGTCGCTGCGGGTGTTCTTCGCCTGGGGCGTCCGGACGGGCCGGTGTGCGGTGTCGCCGGCGGCGGGGTTGCCGTCTGTGCGGCCTGAGCCCCCGTACCCGAGGCCGACCCCCGAGCCGGCCTATCGCGCCGGCCTCACCGCAGCGGACGGCCGGACGTGGCTGATCCTGTCACTGGCAGCGACGTGCGCGCTGAGGCGGGGCGAGATCGCCCAGATACATGAGCGTGACCTGATGGACGACCTGACGGGCAGGAGCCTGGTCGTGCACGGCAAGGGCGGGAAGCGGCGGCTGGTGCCACTGCCGGCCGAGCTGGCCGAGGCGGTGCTGATGGCATGTCGCGCCGGCGGCGGGTACGCCTTCCCTGGCGCGATCGACGGGCACCTGTCGGCGCAGCGGATCGGCAACCTGGCCAGCCGGGTACTGCCGGGTGACTGGACGCTCCACACGCTGCGGCATCGCGCCGCGACCGTCGCGCACGACCTGGACCACGACCTGCTCAGCGTTAAGCGTCTGCTCGGGCATGCGTCGGTGGCGACGACCGAGCGCTACGTCCGCGTTCGGGACGACCGCCTGCGCCGACTCGTTGAGCACGCCGCCGCCTGAAAAGTGTTGCACCATCGTCAAGGCGTACGACCAGGGCGCGACACCCACCGAGCTGGCGCAGGCGGCCGGGGTCGGCCGGCAGACGAATCTACCGGTGGATCGCGCTGGCGGGTGGCGCGAAGCGTGGCGAGCCCCGTGCGGCGATCCGTGCCGCGCTAGAGATCATGGCCGGGTGGCTGACCGCCGATCAGATGGAGCAGGTCAGCCGGCGCATGCACGGGACGGACGACCAGCTCCTGCTCGCGTTGAAGATGGCCCGGACCTGGCTGCCGGCCGACGCGATGCGCGAGATGGCGGGCGAGGAGGTGGCCGCGATCGGGCTGGCCACCGAGGCGGAGAACCGGCTACGCGCCCGCATGTGAGCGAATGATGAAATTGGCCCCGCAGAGCCTGCGGGGCCAATTCTCATTTACTAGGGGTTTCGCCCGTCGACTTGCCGGCGGCCGCGGCGCCGCCGGCAGCTGGTGGTGGTGAAATCTTTGCGTCGAGTGCCGCTACCTCGGCGGTGAGCCGCTCGTCCATCCTGCCCATGTCTACGCGGATCTCACCCACCTGGTGACCCAGGGAGCGGATGCCGTCATGGATGAGCTCCAGGACGATGGCCTGGCCGGCGATCGCGTCGCCCTGGGCGCGCAGCGGCCCGTTGGTCTGAGCGGCGGTTGTGGCCGAGGAGGTCTTGGCCTGTCGTGCCCAGCGTGCCGCGAGGATGCCGCCGACAGCGGCCACCAGGGTGGCCAGCGCGGCGACGGTCCCGGCGATGTCGAGCGCGATTGTCACTCGTCCTCCTCGATGGCACGGCGGGGCATGCCGGTGGGCGTGGTGGTGTCGGTGTGGGCGGTGGCCATGCCGGTCACGCCGGCGGCCAGGAGCGCCCAGGCGGCGGCCTGCTCGTCGGACAGCAGGCCGTAGACGCCGAGGACGGACAGGCCGGCGGTGGTGACGACGTAGGACCATTTCCGGCGGGCCGGGGTGAGGGCGGCCTCGATCTTGTCGAGCATGTCAGCGCTCCTCGGCGTAGATGGCGGCCCAGGTGAGCGGGCCGTCGATGGCGTCGGGCTTGAGCTGGTGGCGCCGCTGGAAGAGGGTCAGTGCCGCCTTGGTCTTGGGGCCTCGGATGCCGTCCGCGCCGGCGCGGCCGAGGTCGTAGCCCAGGGCGATGAGGGCCTGCTGGAGGATCTTGGTGGCGAGCTGCTCGACCTGGCGGCGCTTGACGCCGGGCGCGATCTCGAAGTGCATTTCGTCGACCTGACGGCCGGGGTAGTCACCGCCCCAGCGGAGCACGCCGCCGGCGGTGGCGAGGATGCTGCGGATCGCGCGGAGCTGGCCGGTGGTGAAGGTGCCGGCCTTGCCCTGCGGGTGGCTGGGTGCGTTGAGGTCGATCGCGGTGCCGGAGGCGTGGTTGCTCCACTTGGTGGAGCCGGCGATCTTGCGGTAGGCCCATCCCCAGGAGTGGCCGCGCTTGATGGCCTCGACCCGGGCGGCGTAGACGCCGGCGAGCCAGTTCAGGACGACCCATACCGGGCCGGCGAGGGCCTTGCCGCTGACTGCGGGGAGCGTCCAGAGGCGGGTGGAGCTGGGCTGGACTGCCCAGCCGTTCTGCGATTTCGCCATGTCATTTCCTTTCGAAGGTGGCGTAGTGGGTGCCGGTGGTCTGTGCGGTCGCGTCGCCCAGGAGCTGGGCTTGCCAGTGATAGGTCCGGCCGGGCTCGGCGACGCCGGTGTAGAAGAACCTCACGCGGGCGACGCCGTCCGGGGCGATGAGTGGCCGCTCGTCGTAGCCGGTCGGGTCGAGTGGCTTGCCGCGCCAGGCGCCTCGGACGAGCCGGACGCGGACGAGGTCCGGCAGCGGCCCGCCGGCGTCGAACTCGGTGGGCAGATAGAGGACGGCTTCGAGCGTGCCGGCCCGATCGGCATAGAACCGCTTGCGCACCTTGCCCTTGAAGGTGAAGGTCAGATCGACCCACTTACCGACCTTGAGCCGGACGGGCTTGTGGGGCTTGGCGAAGTGCTGGCGCTTGGCCATGGTGTCCTCCTAGGTGGCTTTGAATCGGATGCCGGTGAGGGGCAGGACGACGGCGGCGGGTGCGCCGGCGCCGTAGATGACCTCGATGACGCCGGTGGTCTGGATGCGAAGGCCGGCGGGGTAGGCGTTGGCGGGCAGCGCCGCCGGATAGTACTGGTATTTCGTGGGGCGGTAGCCGGCGGGCAGGACGCCGATCGCGGTGTAGGCGCCGGTGGGGATTTCGGTCGTGCCGAGGCCGGCGTCTGCGGCGCGGGTGATGCCGCCGTCGACGTGCACGAAGCCGTCCTGGGTGCGGTAGACGGTG